CATCACCCGGATCACCTTTGGGGCCTGGAATTCCGGGCGGACCTTGTGGCCCAACTTCACCAGTGCTGCCTTGAGCCCCCGGAATCCCGGGATCTCCTTTAGCGCCAATAAACTCCCCAGCATTGGCGCGCTCCACAACGGTTAATACTTCACCGCTGGCATGATCGACTTTTTCCATTACCGATTGGGCATCTTCACCCAGTTTTATCATTTGCTGCTCCCATTGCAAAAGGAGTGATGGTTCGATGGGTGGTTGGGGTGTATCAGCCTTAATTGATTGGTTGATCCGGATCAATCCTTTTTCACTTTTCCAGACCGGGATGCCGGGATCCGCTTTGCCTTCCAACTGGATTTCAAAAGCCAAAAGCCCGGAAGTCTGGGTTGTCGTTGCGGTCAGAATCCAGATAAAACGAACAAAATCACCATCGATTACCGGTATCATGAGAATCCGATCGGTTAAACGACCAAGCTCTGTTTCGACATGAATATTAAAATCGGCCACATTAAGACCATCATTCATTCTGGGAATCTCAAATACCAAACACTGAACCAAGTGATCGTATTGACTCACGATCATCTCATCATAAAAAAGCTGCTTCTCTTTGACAGTCACCTTAAAATTTCGCATAGAATCTCCTTCCAATTTTTACTCCTCCTCCGAATAATCTGGCCATTCGGTGATAGTCTCAACCACATCCCAGTTTTTATTCAGTGCCACACTCAGTTCGCTTTGAGAAAGCTTAGCGATATTGGCGGCGCCCAAACCAATGGCCAGCTTTTCCTGACCGGTTCTATCTTTTAGCCCTGCCAGCACATTTCGCAGACTGCTTTTGGTCAGATTGGTACAGGGCGATAGGTCAATGGCAATATTGATATTTAACAGTTTAAGTTCTTTTAGATTAACCGATCCATCAAACATTCCCATTCCGTATATGGCGTTGGTCATATCCAGATACGGCACCGACACTAAGGCGGCACAACCAGAAAAAATCCCCTGCAAGCGGCAGGCGCTAAGTTTCATCGTAAATTCTTGAGGGACGGCTTGAAGTTTTCGACAGCCGTTAAAAAACCCGAGATAAAGGGCCACACTGTTATCATCAATGAAGACTGTTGCCTGGTTTAACAGATCAAAGTAGGCGATATCCGTCCAGAGACAGGGGTACCAATCCGCAGAAACGCCATCAAAACAAAAATAGGTCTCCCCATATTCAATTGTACTGGGATAAACCGTTGGATTATTGGGAAAATACATGGTCCAAACGACCTTGGTGGTCGGATATACTGCACTGACCCGGCTGTTGGAATAATTCCAGATATGTTCAACGCCGTATGTTGCCGCTGAATTATGATAGGTCTGTCCATCAGAGGTGACAACGGTGCCTTCTTCGAAGAAGAAATCATTGACCAGGTCTTTGGCATAGTGCATCCGCAGATAGCCGATTCGTCCATCAGAGAGGGCTTCCCACTGACTTCTGGCCCAGACCATATCGGGGTTGGGCTGCCACTGAAAGTCGCTTTCTTCCGGCCAGACAATCCGGCCATTTATCATTGCTTCAATAATCGTATAGCCCTTTGCTTTAAGGCTTTCTATTTCACAACCCTTAAATTTCATTCCCATCGCTTACCTCATCTATCCGGATACATACTTCAGGTACAAGGTGTTCGCATCCATCACTTCGGGATACGCTTCAACACAGAGCCATTTTTGCCCACCAAAGTATTCATTCATGTATTCATTAACCGCTGGAGGGACAGTTTTATCAATCGCTTCTTTGATATCCTCCGTTTTAAGTTTGGTGATGGTGGATTCAAAGTCGGTAGCCACCCGCCCTAACTCAGCAACATTCTTTTCTGGAGTATCGGGATAGCTGACCAGTTTGACAATCTGATGCTCCACTTCAATCCCACGAATCCGATCAATCAAAGTGACCTTATCGCCAATGGCAATGGCCAGGTTTCTATAGTCATCCGGCAACAGGCTGGACAGATCAACCACTGATGCAGTATAGACCCGATTGGGGATGGATAACCCAGCCACTTTTTTCTGAGCTGCCGCCAGCAGTTCTTCTTTTAATTCATAACGCTCATCCACCCATACCTGGGTGATCACCTTGCTGGTGTACTGAAAATTTTCGACATAGGCTTTGCCGCCGTTGATGTCCTCAAAAGAAAGCCCATCTTTGCCAAAGGCATACAAGCGAGTGACCAGATCAAAGCTGTCACCACGGAGTTCGCATTCTTTGATGTTGAGTTCGTCGGAAAAATGAACGCCTTTGTTGGTGTAACCTTGAGTGGTGGTTACGCGGATAATCTTTCCAATGCAATCATAGCGAAAGATCACGCCATAGGTTTTTTCAGCCAGTCGCAGCAGATCCAGGGTATTTCCGGATTCTAAGGATACTGTTTTTGCAGAAGTGATACTCTCATCACCGGTGAAAGACCAGCCAGTCCCTGCAAGCACTTGATTGAGATATGCAGATAAAGTGATCTCTTCAACAAAAAACAAATGATACCCTGCCACCATAAAGTCAGATAAATCCAAACTGCAACCAAAGATGGTGGTTTGACCGCGTTCATCAATGCTTTTGATAACGTAGCGGTTGTCATCGGTCAAAATCAGGTTCTCTTCAATCAGATCTTTATACAGCAGGTGTTTGACGTAGATTTCAAAGGATAAGGTATCTTCTCCGGTTTCCAGCAACTCCGTGATGTAACAATTATCCAGCTGATCGAGTTCACCAATCGGCGTTTTGTTTTGATTGAGTAAGTTTAATATCATCATTTCACCTTTTTCTATACTGCGGTTAGGATCACACAATCAAAAACGAAAACAGCACTATAATGGCGGCTTGAGATTTGATTGATCTGGGTACTCACCAGCATGCAATCAAAGCTTAGGCCTTGGATGAACCGATTATTGATCGTAATTACACATTTTTTAAGAGCGCGTTTTAATGTTTCGATATCGGAAAGCTTGCCGTTTTTAAAATAACATTCCAACGCCAGCTTGCTGAACCGTTCCTTGGTTTTAAAATAGATCGGCTTCTCAGCGTTTTCAGGCCAGAAATAAGATGGGCTGTAATCACCCGGCGTATAAAGACTATTGGCATAGGTCGCTTTGAAGGTTGATAATACTACCGGTCCACTGCTATTGTTAATGTCGCATACTGCCATTAGATTTTACCTCCTCGTAAGCTAAAGGCCAGATCTCGTGAAACAATCGGGGTGATCGAATGACCCACGGCTTTTTTATCCAGCTCGACGGTGGTGTAGATATAAATCGGTGCGGTACTGCCACCATCCAGCATACCGTTTGAGCTGTTTCCAGCTGATGTTCTCCCGGTTAACCCGTTTGATTGGGTACTGACATCCAGGGTGGTCGGGATGGCACCGAGCATATCCCGGGTGACCGTCGCCATTTTTCTGACAAAACCAATCCCAACGCCAGCACCCATGTTTTCTCCAATATCCGCGTACACTGTCGATGGTGAGTGCATCCCTAAGAGATTTCTGACACCGTCCGTAACGCCACCAAAGAAACCGGTGACCTTATCTGAAAGCCACTGTCCCATGGACATGATCCCGTCCCATAAGCCTTTGACGATGTTGATCCCCACATCATAGATCACCTCAGCTGCCTGTCCTAGACCGCTTACCAGAGCGATAATAATTTCAGGCAGCGCCGCAATCAGTGTGGGAATGGCGGCAATCAGTCCGGTGACCAGGGATATGATTAAGTTGATCCCGGTTTCAATAATCAGCGGCAGGTTATTGACAAAGTAGTTGATAAACGAATTGATCAGCTGGGGCAGGGCTTCAATCAAAATCGGTAAGGCATTAATCAGTCCTTGGGCCAATCCCGTGATTAAAGCGAGAGCCGCTTCAATTAAAAGCCCGGCATTGTCCATCAGGGTCTGAGCCATCAGGATGACGCACTCGACAATCTTTGGCACCAGTTCGGGCAGCGCCTCAGCAATCCCGGTAATCAGGGTGGCCACCATCACCATGGCGCTTTCCAAAATAGCCGGAAGGTTATCGAGAATCCCCTGGGTGAGAGCCAGCACCAATTGCAGGGCGCCATCGGTGAGTTGCGGCATGGCTGAGATCAAACCTTCCAGAAGGGTGAAGATTAATTGGTTGGTGGTATCAATGAGCATCGGCAGATTTTCAAGGAGTGAACTGCCAACTGCTCCAACAATATCCATCCCTACCTGAACCACGGCTGGCATGTTGCTCAGGACCATATCGGCAATGCCGCCAACGGTACTGCCAATGACCTGGGATATTTTGGTAAAGTCGCCACCGGCATCTTGGAGACCTTTGGTAAAGTCACCCAGCAGAGCCACCCCCTCATCGGCCAGGATCTGGAGCTGTGGCAGTAGCACCGTGCCAAGAGCATTTTTTGCTGCATCGCTGCCGGATTTTAAGCGCTGGACGCTGTCGTCAAATTTCCCCAACTGGGCCAGGGTTTCATCACTGAGCACAGCGCCCATGCGTTTGGCTTCGTCGGTCAGTTCGGCAATACCGGCTGAACCCTGGGCAATCAGCGGATTTAATTCCTGAGCCGATTTCCCGAAGATCTTCATAGCCAAGGCATCCCGCTCCGCTCCTTCTTCCATTTTGCCAAGGGCGTCAATAGTCTCCCAATAAACCGTTTCGCCATTTCGCAAGGAGCCATCGGCATTAGAAACAGCTACCCCCAAGCGACCATAGGCTTCAATCATATCGGCTGAGCCATCCCGGGCCGAAGACATCGAACGGATCTGTTTGGCCATCGAGCCGGTGAGGGTTTCCATCGAGACATCGACTAACTCTGCGGCATATTTGTATGCTTGTAAGCTTTCGGCGGAAACTCCGGCAACGGTTGCCGTCGTTAGGATTTCATCGGCATAGGCAGCAGCACCTACCGTCATATCGGTGAGTGACTTGGCTGAAGAAACCGCTACCGCACCAACGGCGACAAAGGCGGTACCCATGGCAATGCCGATCCCTTTTAGCGTCCCACCTAACGCACTAAATTTACTGCCAGAGCTTTCTGCTTTAATCGCGGTGTCATGAAGGGACTTGCCAAACTGCTCGGCCTGTTTTTCGGCATCATCAAACTCATCTCCGATTTCAGTCAGGGCTTTTTCATTCTGTTTGATTTCATGCTCTAGCCCATTGAGATGCGTCTTGGCGTTGTTGAGTTGGATCGCCCAGTTTTGGGTACGACGATCATTCTCACCAAAGGAGGTGGCGGCATTGTCCAGAGCTTTTTCCAGGGCCTTGATCTTATCCTTTTGGGCATCCATCTCCTTGTTCAACAGCTGGTTTCGGGCGGTGACCGCTTCGATACTCTTATCCTGTCGGTCAAACTGGGACTCGACCAGCTTCATTTCACTGCCCAGTACCTTAAAGGATTGATTGATATCCCGGAGGGCATTCTTAAATTCTTTTTCGCCCTCAACCCCAATTTTTAAGCCGAAATTATCTGCCACAATGCATCACCTCCTTGATTTTGGGCATGAAAAAACCACCTTATACAAATAGGTGGTTAGTTGAAATTATATTTTATTAACTGATTTCTATTTCATTCAGAAAAATTACTGCAAGTGTGGATCATCTGCTCTTATGTGAAGAAAATCCCCTATGAATTGCGGATCTTTACGATTGAATATTTTAATAGTATCACTTTCATACATATAACATTCAACCTTTTGCCCATCTTCATAAAAGCCTACTACCGTCGCATATTTTATCCCCTCATTATCACTATTTAAATAGTATAAATCAACACCCACATAAAAATGACCCAAAGGTCTTACCCATTTCGTATCAGCTGGCATAATTTCATTTGAATTATGATCAGTTTGAGTACTAGTTGTTGCTTGTTCTGCTGCCGCCTGTTCTGCTGCCGCCTGTTCTGCTGCCGCCTGTTCTGCTGCTGCCTGTTCCGCTGCTGCCTGTTCTGCTGCCGCCTGTTCTGCTGCCGCCTGTTCTGCCGCTGCCTGTTCTGCTGCCGCCTGTTCAGTTACAGTTTGCTCAGTTGCGGTTTGCTCTGAAGTGGCCGTCGCTTGTTGACTTTTATTATTTTCAACTGTTGAACTATATGAGCTGCTATTAATCATAAAAAATAGCAAAATAATAGATATTGTGATAATCGGTGTTTTAATTGGCTTATCTTTAGTGCCAAAATATGCTAAAATACCAAAAGTTGTAAATAAACTTATCAACAAGATATAACCAAACGCATTTGTTGTAAAATCAGCCATACTCAACAATAGCAGGCTTACAAAAAAAACCAACCAAATAACTGCTTTCTTATAAGGTTTCTTTGTTTGAACGTTCATTATCAGAAATAATGAACAAAAAACGATACCCGGAAACGCAATTATACCTAATAAAACCCCCATATACCCCACCTTATTTCTAAATAATGATAAACTAAAATAATTTTAAACCTTTTCTTAATAGACATTATAGCTATTAAATTAAAATATTACAACTGTATTTTACAGCAATAAAATCAACTGATTGAAACATAAATCATTTTAATTATTTCAGATATATTATTAGTTTTATGGAATAATATCATCAATGGTCCATTCCCGTTTTGGTTTCTCCATGCCTAAAAACTGTTTATGACAAGTCCAAAGATCAAGTAGCTGACCCAATGGCATCAGCCAGACCTGATCCTCAGAACGGTTTAAATGGACGGTGCCATAATATAAAAGTCGAGTAAATAATGTTTCATCATCTACTCGACTTTCACGTTTTTTAGGGGTTCACCCTCAGCGGTATTATCCTCACTTTCCACATGGCGCTTAGTACCGTTGACCATCGCCTCGGTAATGGCATTTTTATAATCAGCCAGCTCCATCGGGGTGGTTAGCAGCTCGACCGCTTCTTCGGTGAGTAGGGGTTTCTGTTCTTCATTCTGAAGATTATGAATCAGGATGCTTTGGTTGGCCAGCAGGGCAATCAGCCAGGTCACCTCATCCAGAGCCATTTCAAAGTTTTCATTCTTCATTAGGGTTTCACCCAGGTTGGCAAGCCCGCCATAGCGCTTGGCAATTTCCTTGGTGGCTTTGGTGGTAAAAATCAGCGGATATTCCACACCACCGATTTTTACCTTTGCCATTCGATCAGTATCCGTCATCATGGTGTACCTCCAATACTGGCCATGGTATTAAGCCAGGTCTTTGCTTCAGCTTCGGTCGGAAAAGTCGCTTCTTCTTTCCAGACATCCAGCACATCGGTTAGGATGGTGCCTTCAATGGTAGGGGTCTGAAAATTTATGGATTCCCCTCGTGTTTCCATACTCTCTGATGGAACCCCGAATTTTACCTTGGTGAGCCAGATCGCTCGAAAACCACGGATGTTATTTTTAATACTGGTGGCATAAAAGCCGACCCCCACAAAGGCGCCATCGTCAGAGCCTTTGGCGGTCATTTTTTTATTGGTACCACTTTCAATGGTCGTCAGGGTATGCCCTAAGATAAGCGCCCGGGTTTCATAATCGAGATGATCGCCGTTGAGGGTGAGCTTACCTGATTTAAACTCTTTGACATTTTCGATGATCCGGTCATCGCCCCGCAGCACCCCTTCATTGACTTCGATATTCATATCGGCTTTAATGGCATAAGCCATGATTCGGCCTTCAGCGTAGCTGGTATCGGTTTCGGTTTCTGTCAGTTTTGAACAGATGAGATATTTAAGTCCTATTTGTGCCATTATTCTTCCTCCACTTCATAGTCTTTTGCCACATCGATGGCATAATGGTAATAGCCGGTGTCATCCTCATGACCGACATAGCGCCGATCGGTAATGACAAACCCGGCTTTAATCAGGGCAGTCGTGAGTCGATTTTTTAAAGCGATGTAATTATTCTTACAAAAGATCGAAATCCGCACCTCCTCAACGTTGCGGAGGGGCAGATCGTCGCCGTAGAGTGCAAAGGTATCGGTTAGCGGTGTCACCACCATATACTCATAGGCTGGTTCTTCAGAGAATTTCCCGGTTTCTACCGAAATGTTCAGAGCACTAATGATCTGATTGAGTTCGATTAAACTGTTCATAAGCTTTCAATCTCACTTTCCAGTTTATTTTTCATCGCTTCAACACAAGCCTTACGAGACTTTGCTTTTGCTGGTTTTAGAAAAGGTTTCGGCAGTTGGCCGCTTTTTCCGTATTCCAGAATATTGGCGATCTTGGCATTGCTTTCGCCACCGGAGCGGGGTTCGGAAAAGCCGACTTTAAGATTGTAATTACCAGCACTGTCTTTTTTCACCGGGGATATCCCCAGGGCCGCTTCCAGCTCGCCGGTGGAGCGACTCTTAAGTTTCGTTTCACTGCCAATGACCGCGCTGAGATTGCTTTTGACTTTTTCAAGCACCACGTCACCGCCTGCTTCCAAAACTCTGGGAATGATTTCATCGGATTTTTCTGCCAGTTGTGAGATCTTAAGCAGAAAATCGTCCGGCATTTTAATCGTAATTTTAGCCACTGGTTTCCATCCTTTCACAGAGCACTTCGGTGTACATCCCGCGGCCTTTCACATCCTCAACAGAGACGATGTTATACCGCCCGATATCACAGACGATTACCATACTGGTTTTAACGACAATGCCGGGAATGGCTCTAAATCTGAAAAGCGCTGAAGCATTGGTAAAGATGGCACGGTTTTTCCAGCTTTCATTACCATGGCGATCTTCTTTATAAGCTCTGATTGAAGCAATAATGGTATCGCCTTTGTTTGCAAACCCTTCCGCATCTTTGATCGGTTGGGTGGTGATCAGATCGATCAAAGTATTCATTTTCCCAAAACTCATCTTATACCTGCCAATCCTTGTTCATGCTAAGCAGTCCATTGACCACCGTCCAGACCTGGCTGCTGGCCTGAACGTTATCAGCAAAAAAGCCCCCGGTGCTGCCATCCCGGCTTTCATAGAAATGAGAGGACAGCATAATCACTGCCTGTTCAGTGGTGGGGTGCATGTCATGCTTTGAATAATAGCCATCTTCCTTTTTTTGATAGCTTTCGGCATATGCGGTGGCAGTAAAGATTAGATTTTGTAGGAGCTCATCATCCTCGTTGTGCTGTAGAATCAGATTGGCTTTGACTTTTTCCAGGAGTGTCTGCATCACTGCCACCTCATTTCATTATTCGTTTTTCATTAAACCAGCTGCTTTAAGCTTTGCAAGCAGGGCATTAAAATCCGTCACCAGTCCCGCAATGGTCGTCGCGGTACTATCGGCTTGATAGGCGGCTTGGGGTAAACCCAATAAAACAGCACCCTCTTTAATTTGGAGGGTGCCGCCAATCACGGTTTTATCGCCGCCATCAGTTGTGTAGTTCTTTGTCGTATAACTCATGATCCACCTATGCCTTTTGTTTCAGGGTTTTAATGGCTTCTGGTAAGATCAGCTTGCCATCGACCCGCTGGGTGGCCATAAAGCCCACCTGGCCAGTGGTGGCATAAAGTTCATTGAGCCGTTTAAAAGACCGGCCTTGACGGTCCGCCACCCAGTAATAGCTAAAGTCACCAAAGGCGATGGTCTTAGCGCCAGCTGCGATGTTTGGCACATAAGCTGATGTTTTAACGGGACGGTTGAGAATCGTATCTGGGGTTCCAGCGGTAATCGATGGCTGCCAGATATAATTGCCATTGCCATCTTTGAGTTTCCGGATGGCTTTGACGGTGGCATCATTGAGAATAAAGGTGGCGCTTTTTCGATAAGGAGATTTAAGGGCGTAAAACAGATCCATGATCTCATCCACCGTAATAGCGGTGGCACTGGCTGCGGTGATCCCGTCCTGGGCACCGCCGGTGGCATTGAAGATCCCGGTTGGTTTACCGTTGCCATCACCAATAAAGAAGGATTCTTCCTCTTTGGCACCGATCCGACGGGCGAATTCTTTGGCGATATAGGCTTCCAGGTTAAAGATCGAATCATTGAGCAGTTCTTCGGACACTTTTAACATCGTTCCCAGCTTATAGGCACTGATGGAAACCTGTCCAAAGGAGTCATCACTCTCAGGGACAGCCCCTTCTTCATCAATCCAGGAAGCCGTCCCCTTAGTGGCCACTACGGGGATTTTGCGATCGCCGCTGGCGGTGGTGATGACCTTGGCCAGGGTTCTGAAGATATTTTCTTCTTCGAGACCTTCCACCAGGGTGCGTTCAAACTCATCGGGGACCAGATAACCGCCTTCACTGTCGCTACCAATTTGTAGGGCATTGGTGATGTCAAAGCTCAAGGATTTGTTTCTCATGGCATTCCAGAAGGAAGTCGCATACTCATCGCTGCCACGACCGGTTTTAGGTTCTGCCATGCCGGTGGGTTTTCCGGTGATCGGGGTATTGATCGGTTTTGAAAACTCCAGATCCAGGGTCTGCTGACGCTCGAGGCGATCGATTTCCTTGCCGAGGTTCACCACATCAGCTTCCATTTTTTCATAGACTTCAATATCAGTAGCCGCTAAGATTCCATCTTGCCCCCGTTTCTGATCCAGAAAGGCTTTCGCATCATCCCAGATTTTGGCTCGTTTTTCACGTAATTCTAAAATTCTTTTCATAGTTGTTTCCTCCACTTATTTAATCAAATTTAATCGTGTTTCAAACACGTCGACCGGTATTCCTACTGCTTTGGGTAGTTGGGGTATTAGTTTATCCAGCAGGGAGCTGGTCACTGCCTGCCGGGAAAAACTGTAATTCATCACGTCATCCTGAGTCTCATTTTTCTCAAAGAGCATTTCATCGGCAAAGCCAAGCTCTAAAGCTTTATTGGCATTGAGCCAGGTTTCACCATCCATCAACTTTGACAGCTTCGCCCGGGGTTGGCCGGTTTTAAGCTCATAGGCGTTAATAATACTTTCCTTCACTTCATCCAGCATCTGAATGGCTTTTTTCATTTCAGCACTATCGCCAATCGCCACCGTCAAGGGGTTGTGAATCATCATCAGGCTGGTGGGTGAGACCTTAACCGTTGTTCCCGCCATGGCGATCACCGATGCGGCGCTGGCGGCAATCCCATCAATCTTGATGGTAACGTTGCCTTTATAGTCCATCAGCATGTTGTAGATTTGACTGGCGGCAATGCAATCGCCACCAGGGCTGTTAATCCAGATATCGATGTCGCCTTCACCAGAAACCAGTTCTGATTTAAACTGCTTGGGGGTTATTTCGTCACCGAACCAGCTTTCTTCCGCAATGGCTCCGTTGAGGTACAGGGTCCGTGAACCATCTTCATTCTTAATCCAATTCCAGAACTTCTTCATTCGTTTCCTCACTTTCATTTGTATTTGCAAAGGCACCAGCATCCTCCAGTTTTGTCATGGCACCGTTAATCAGGTAAAGATCGCCGCCCAATGCTTCTGGGATGCGATTGAGGTTTTCCAGCTCTCTAATATCGTTGGTGGACAGCCAGCCGTTTTGCCTGCCAGTGGCATAGCCGGCCATGCGGGAAGCGTAGTCACCACGCAGAAGGCCATCCACCGAGAAGCGGATAAAGTATTGGCTTTTTTCGCTGTCACTCAGCAGCGCTTTTTGCATCGATTGTTCCCAGCGAATGACCCAGGGATCCAGGGTATATTTGACAAACTCCAATGACTGTTGCTCGATGTTTGAAAAACTGGACTTCTCCAAGTCTCCAATCATATGGGGTGGAATCCTGAAAATCCGAGCGATTTCATTGATCTGAAACTTTCGGGTTTCCAGAAATTGGGCCTGTTCCGGGGGTATGCCAATGGAAGTAAACCGCATTCCTTCTTCAAGGACTGCAATCCGATGAGCGTTGCTGCTGCCCTGATAAACAGCGTTCCAGCTTTCCCGGACCCGTTTGGGATCTTTGACTACACCAGGATGCTCAAGCACACCCCCGGGATTTGCGCCATTGGAAAAAAACTTAGAGCCATACTCTTCGGTGGCAATGGCCATCCCAATGGCGTTTTTGGCCATGGCTATCGGTGAATAACCGATTAAACCATCAAAACCAAGGCCAGGAATATGCAGAACCATTTCTTTGCGCATCACCACTTCGCCCTTATCACTCTGATATTTGTAAAAAAGCTCACCATTGGCGGCTCGATCAACCGTTATTTTGTCTGGCATTAAGGGATACAGCGCCAACACCTGTCCCCTTCCATCCCGAATAATCTGAGCATAAGCATTGCCCCAAAGCAAAAGATGACTCATCAGTGTTTCTCGAAACACGAAAGAAGTCATCTCCGGATTTGGTTCATGCTGGAGGAGCTGGTATAAGCAGTGCCCCTCGGCTTTTTCTTTGCCATTGTCAGTGTAATGATAGGTATGAAGCGGTAAGCTGGCGATGGTTTCGGCCAGGATCCGCACACAGGAATAGACGGCTGTGGTCTGCATCGCCGTTCGTTCATTGACCGTTTTTCCGGCGGTGGTGCCACCGAAGAAAAAACTGAAGGGGTTATTATCAAGATAGTTTTTGGGTTTGTCGCGGGAATGGAATAGGTCTCTTAATCGACTCATGAGTTCCTCCTTAAAAATGGGCGTAAAAAAAGCACCTCGGTTGAGATGCGTTATTATTTTTTTTTAGTCTATATTAGGTCATCAATAACTGCTTGAATACTATTGAGATTTCCATGGCCTAATGCGTTATAATATTTCACGTGCTCAGTAACCGCACGTATGGCATTTTTGAAAACCGCTTCACCATAATCTTTTTTGATACTCTCAAGATAGAATCTTGTGGCAAAAGTGTTAAGAGTCCTTGTGTACTTTTGACCATCGATCATTGCCATGAAGTTGGTAATAAAATCGCCAGCTGATCCCTCATTCATGCCAGTTTTTTGTGCGATCTCCAGTTTCCCTTCGGTTCTGCCAATTTTCCCTTCATAAACCTTCTTTGCAATTTCATAAGAACTTATTACCATCTCATCTGTGATAGTTTTTCTCATGCTATCCTCCTCTACAGAATTTAAAAACTCATATCGATAACGATCAACGCTTTCATAAACTTCACTCCAAATTTCAACGATATCACCATTAGTAATAAAGACTTTTCCGTGTGAGTTACTTGAATCAGTCTTCATTTGAGCAAAATTACCTCTAAAGTCTGTGACAAAAGTTCCTGGGTAATCGACTTTGTTAGAACACCTCTTGACCAACTCATCTAGAAGCACAACCCCTTTTTCGCTTTCAATCTGCAAAAAAGCTTTGATGATTCGATGATTGTTTTGCTTTGGACGATGTACCCAAGCTGGAATCTTTCGATTCGCTTTGGCATAATTTTGGTCGTAATGTATAACAGGGGTTACGGGTTTAGGAGTGTTATTAACTGAGAGATTTTTAGCTGCTTGCATAAAGCTATCACTCACATATGCAGCAATAATCTGTTCACCTACTTCATCCAAACTATTTTTGTTTAGGGTAAGAGCAATCTGAAATTGTTCATATAAACTATCGGGGATAATCAGTTCAAGTTTTGCCATATCGTAAATCCTCCTTTTGGATTTATTATACGACACATATTATTATTTGTAAATACATATTTGCAAATTTGTATTTTGCATTATTTAGAAATAACTAAAGAACTAATATCCCTCGCTCATCATAAACACTCCCTCCCATATTGCCACCACAGCGAATTGCCCGATCCAGCGCCATAATAGTGGCCACGGCCCCATCAATCCGCTCGGTGGATTTCTCCTTATCCGGTTTGATATTTCCAGCCGGGTCAGTCCGGACAAAAATGTTGTCCATCATCCACCTGAGCACCGGATGCCCGCCATGGGCGATCTTCTCTTCCAGGGTCAGCTTCATCAGCTCTTTGGTTGGGGGCGACATATCCTTAAACCCCTGTCCGAAGGGAACCACGGTAAATCCTAAACCTTCGAGGTTTTGTACCATCTGAACTGCTCCCCAGCGGTCAAAGGCGATTTCTCGGATATTATACTTGGTACCCAGTTCATCAATGAAGCTCTCAATAAAGCCGTAATGGACCACATTTCCTTCGGTGGTCTGCATGTGGTTTTGCTTTTCCCAAACGTCATAAGGTACATGATCCCTCCGGACTCGCTGTTCGATGTTTTCCTCTGGAATCCAGAAAAAAGGCATAATGACATACTTTTCATCATCATACTTGGGTGGAAAGACCAAGACGAAAGCCGTGATGTCAATCGAACTTGAGAGGTCAAGGCCGCCATAGCATTCTCTACCGAGAAGATCGTCTGGATCAATTGTCTCTCTGCATTTATCCCACTTTTCCATCGGCATCCACCTGACGGATTGTTTGACCCACTGATTGAGCCGCAGCTGTCGAAAGAGGTTCTCTTCAGCTGGGTTTTCTTTAGCGTTTTCGCAGGCGACCTCGATCTTTTCGATGTCAACGGTGATGCCCATGGAAGGATTGGCTTTTTGCCATACCTTGGGATCCGTCCAATCTTCATTTTCTCCGGCACCATAGATAACCGGATAAAAGGTCTGGTCAATCTTTCTTCCAGCCAAGATATCCTCGGCTTTCTGATGAACCTCCCAACAGATGGAGTGGCGATCGGTTCCAGCGGTGGTGATTAAAAAATACAGCGGTTGCTTTCTAGCATCACCGGAGCCATGGAGCATGACGTCATAGAGGTTTCGATTGGGTTGGGCATGCAGCTCATCAAAGACCACGCCATGAACGTTCAGACCATGCTTGGTGTATGCTTCAGCCGATAAAACCTGGTAGAAGCTACCCAGCGGTTTATAAATCAATCGCTTTTGAGAAAGAACCGGCTTAATTCGTGATTTAAGGGCTGGGCATTGGTCTACCATATCCACCGCCACATCAAAAACAATCGAAGCTTGCTGACGATCCGAGGCACAGCCGTAAATCTCACCGCCATGTTCATAGTCACCACAAGTTAAGAGCAGTGCCACTGCGGCAGCCAGCTCACTCTTACCTTGTTTCTTGCTGATTTCTACATATGCAGTATTAAACTGTCGGGCCTGGTTTGGTTTTAGAATCCCGAAAACATCCCGGATGATCTGCTCCTGCCAGTCGATCAGTTCAAAGGGCTGACCATGCCATTGGCCTTTGGTGTGCTTGAGGCAATTGATAAATGAAACCGCCAGATCGGCACGGTTTTGATCAAAGATGGATGTCTTTTGTTTAAACGGGGTTGGTTGATAATTGTCCAGATAACGCATGGCCGACCGCTCCTTTCTGAGAACTGGTGCTGTTTTTAACTGTTAAAATAGGCCAGGATTCCTTCCAGAATGCCCTGGGCTTCCAGTTCAGCGCCGCCATTATTAAAGAAATGACAGTCGCTGGGTGATGAGGCAAACAGCCCTTCGGTGATAATGGCGGGCATGTTGGAATAGGTGACGTCGGAATCATCACGCTGGATAATGCCCCGGTTGGCTAAACCCATGCGATTGCACAGCCCATTGAGCACCAGCTGTGCCAATCTTAAGCCGTTGGTACTCCCGGGATAACAGATGACCAGGGTACCGCTGGATTCCGGACTGGCGGAACCATTGTGATGGATGCTGACAAAAATATCGGCATTGCTTTCATTGGCAATGGCCGGACGGTCACTTAAAGCCATCCAACTATCATCGGTCCGGGTATAAACAACGCTGAAATCGCGCTCCTTAAGCAATTGCCCCAGTCTCAGGCTCACCACCAAGTTCATATCCTTTTCCTGCAGGTTGCCGCAGGCACCGGGATCAGAGCCGCCGTGACCGGGGTTGATGCAGACCAGCTGGCCGTTTCCCGTGCCATTAGGGGGAGTGGTAGGTGTTGGTTTTGATATGGGTGTGGTCGTTTCGGTCTGGTTTGCCGCCGATGGTATTTCAATTCCCAGTGCCTTCAGCGTTTCGTTCCCAACAATCCCATCGACGGTTAGACCTTTTGATTTTTGAAAATCTGTGATGGCTGCCAGGGTCTCCGAACCAACAGCGCCATCGATTGCGAGGTGGTAGCCATTCTTTATGAGTGCTTCCTGAATCACCCGGATTTCTCCCATTAAGGCAGCATCGGATTGGTCTCCGTAAATGCCATCCGGCTCCAAACCGTGGTAGGTTTGTAGGGCCAGTACGGCTTCCTGGGTTTGGCTTCCAAAGTCGCCATCAATCGTTCCGGCGTCATAAGCACAGAAATTTAAATCCCGCTGTAATTGGGCCACAGCGGTACCCATGGTTCCTATTTCAAGATTCATGTTTTTCCTTTCCTTGTTGCCGGTAAAAACAGACAACAAAAAAGCACCCCGCAAGAGATGCTTAAAAATTTGATATGTTGTTAAACGATACTATCCAATTGCAGCTTCGGTTGAATCACTGACCGCCTGCCGCAGGATGCCAACATCAAACCCGGCGGTCTTGTAGCCTTCTAGAATAACGCTGTAGTAATAACAGCTTGGCAGCCCCAAGGGCCGGTTCTCGTTCATCAGGTAAACCATGGCTTTTGTCAGCCGTTTGCCGATGCGAACGGTGATGGTTTCTTTTCGATATAGAATCGGCCAGCCTTCGTAATGGTCCAGGGCGGATTCATCTTCCGGGGTGATTTCCCAGACCAGCACTGGCACCCGGCTGCCTTGTTGGGGTTTGATGGTGGCCACCGCGCCATCGTGGGGGCCTTTAAAGAGCAGTTGATAGCCGTCAAGGGTGAGCGTGTCAACCACCCGGGCAGTGGGGCAGCGTTTGCCCATTTGGGCTAGATTTAAGTTTGAGCCATAGGCCAGATACAATTTAGTCTTCATGTCTTTTTCCTCCTTTTGAACCGGGGGCAGCTCATGCCACCCCATACCGCCATGCTGCCGACCCGGTGAGGGCTGCGGTTAAGTGCTCGCGGCAGTTGGCAAACTCGCTGCCAATGAAGCCGATGCGGTTTAAGTAGGTTCGCATGGCAAACTTTTCATTTTCAACCTGGGGCTTTTTTGAAGAAGCACACTTTTGGGTTAAGGCCTGGTTGTTGATGGCCAGGGCTAAAACAATGTAGCTTCTGATTTTTCCGGCGTGGAGGATGCTGTTGAAGCCCCGTAACTCGACCGTGTGGTGGCCGGTAAAAAAGCTGTGCAGGTTCAGGAAATGGTAGCGGCTGTTATGGTAGTGAATCCGGCGGCTTTCGTTGTAGCCGTCGTACCAGATATCCTCAATTTCTGCCATGGTGGTGGGCTTTTGTTTTTTCAGCTTTTCAATCAGGATGCCGTCCATCTTTTTGCAGTAGCTCATCCGCTGGGGGGCAATCTCCAGAGCTTTGTAAAAAAGGTCGTTCTTGCTGGCAATGATGTTGATGAAGTTTCGGATGCTGCGGGGTGAGTGGTCTTTACCATCCAGATGGATGTGGATGCCGCAGGAGCTGTTGGTAAAGGCCCCGGCGCGTCTGAGCAGCCGTACCAACTCCTGCAGGGTCTTAATGTCCTCCCCGTAGGAAAGGATCGGGCTGACCAGCTCAACGCTGTAGTCTCTACCAGCGGCGACCCTGCGACCCTGTGATTTGCGCTGGCAGTTGATGCTGCCGTCGCTCATGAACTTCCACACCCGACCATCCGGGGCGGTGACCTTTTTGGTGTCGTAGTAGGTCCCGCCTTCTGCGTAGGTTCCGTTTAGGAAGCTGGCGGCAATCGCAGCGGCCTTTTCTCTGTTAATCCCGGTGAACTCAATTTCAATTCCGAATTTTGCTGTTAACATCGTTTCGTACTCCTTTAAAATGCATTTGTTCCGTTTGTATGTACATATATCACTCTAAACGACATTAATAGCAAGTCAATTCGGAAGAAACACAAAAGAATTACTCAGCATTTGCTTTTTTACCGCTTTTAAAAGCCGCACTGCCTGACAGCTTTGAAAGCAGAATCTTGCGGGTGGTTTTGTAGTCGTTCCCGATAAACCCCAATCGCAGCAGGAAGCAGCGGAAGGCGTACTTTTCATTATCGACGGCCTTGGCTGTAGCTGAGATGCGCTTTTGCGTTTTGGCCATCTCACAAATGGCGGCAATGAATTGGGTATAGGCCTGGACGGCTTCTGGTTCAGCATTCGCTTTGAACCAGGGGAAGGAAATGCTATTCTCGGACATCTCAACCGGTAGGGTTTCAATGCCAAGGGCTTTTTTAATCAACTCACCTTTGCCTTTGATCAGGTTTTCAAGGTTGGTCATGGCTTCATCGGTGAAGCCTTCCTTGGGCATTTCAATGGTAAGGACTTCATCGCTTTCGGTATCAGTTTGGATTTGGTTCTCAATTTCAGTTTGGTTTTCGGTTTGAATTTCTTCTTTTTCATAAGTGAATCCTCTTAGCCGCAGGTCTTCCAGTAAGGTATCAACCTCCGTATCGGTAGTCGTTTCAGCAATAATCAGGGTTCCTTGCTTATCCACCTCAAAGCCCCCAATGATGTAGGCAAAGGATGGTACCCCTTGGTAGACGGGCTGAATCTGGAGGATTTCACCAATGGCTGCTACTAAGATTTTTCGATCGCAGTCGTTAAATTGGTATTGCATCGTCATGGTCTTTCACCTTGCTTTTCATTTTCGCTGCTGTTTTCAATCATCACCCAGCGATCTACCCCGGGGATTAACCCGAGGCGACTCCCTGAGTCCCATATAACGTGGATGGTTCCAATGTCGTCGATGCAATCGACAGTGCCAGTCGCCCCTTCGCCAGGATCCGAGTAGGGGTCATTCATGTAAATCAGCCGAACCCGATCGCCTTTTTTGACATTTGTTAAGTTTCGAAGTTTCATTTTTTTCCGCCGCTTTTCTTTTTACCGTCGAGAACCAGCTCAAAGTGCTTTTCATCTATCAGCCCTTGCAGTTCTGTGGGTCCGTAGATTAACACTTCATCACCATTTTCGCTCGTGTCCGCAAGAACAATGTCTTTTCCGAAGCGGCCGACCACCTCGTAGACTTTCTTTCCGTTTCCAATTGTAAATAATGTACCTTTTTTCATGATTTTTTCTCCTTTAAATGTAGTTTTGTTGTGTCCATATATCACTCAAAAGGTGCTAATAAGCAAGTCGTATTTGACAAAGTTGATGGGTTTATTCGACTGGTAAAAGTTCGGAATAAGGAATCATCTTACCATTTCGGATGACTGAGATTCCATCATCGTAACCAATGGTTTCAGCATAGCGCTTAACAATCACATCGCAGTATTTGGGATCCAATTCCGAGGTATAACAAACCCGGCCCATCTGCTCGCAGGCGATCAGGGTACTGCCGCTGCCACCAAAAGAGTCCAGGACAATGTCGCCTTCTTTACTGGAGTTGCCGATAAAGTAGCCACAGAGACCGACGGGCTTCATGGTGGGGTGCTCCCCGTTTCGCAGGGGTTTGTCAAACCGCACCAGGGTGGTTTGCTTTCGATCGCCATACCAGGCGTGGCCAGCGCCATCCTTCCAGCCGTAAAGAACCGGTTCGTGCTGCCATTGGTAATCCTGCCGGCCCATCACCAGGGAGTTCTTCACCCAGACCAGGCATTGCCGCAGCACATAGCCGGCTTCTTTAAAGGCGGTTCTGAAATTGTAGCCTTCACTATCGGCGTGGAAAACATAAATCGGGGCACCTTTTTTCGACTGTTCAAACATTCGTTCAAAGGCAGCTGTTAAAAACTCCAGGAAGGCTGCATCGCCAAGCTTGTCATTTTGAATCTTGAGCTTCTCTTTGGTGCCACCTTGATAGTCGACGTTATACGGGGGGTCCGTTAGAATGAGGTCAGCCAGCTGGCCATCCATCAGGGTATCCATATCTTCCTTAACTGTGGAATCCCCACAGATCAACCGGTGTTTTCCCAGGTGCCAAACATCACCGGTTTGGGTCATCGGGGTGGTGATCTCATCCAAAGCCTGATCGGGATCAAAGTCATCCTCCTGGGCATCGGGTTCGCCAAAGAGTTCATTGATCTCGGCCAGATCAAAACCAGTCAGTGAAAGATCAAAGCCGCTATCATCAAGATCTTTTAGTAGATCTGTTAACAGCGGCATATCCCAATCTCCGGAAACCTTATTCAGGGCAACATTTAAAGCCTTTTCTTTTTCATCATCCATATCCACAACCACACAATCCACTTCTTTTTCGCCCAGCTGGGTTAACACCTTAAAGCGCTGGTGGCCCCCGACGATGTTACCAGTGCGCTGGTTCCAGATGACAGGTTCGACGTAGCCGAATTCCTTAATGGAGCGCTTGAGTTTTTCATACTCCGCATCACCGGGTTTAAGATTTTTCCGGGGATTATATTTTGCATGTTTTATTTTCTTAATAGGTATTTTTTGTAGTTCCAATAGGATCCTCCTAATTCTATTCGCCACGTCGGGCCGTCAGCAGCCGTTCCATCACATCATCGTGAGGGTTACTGCCTTTAAATTCTTGGGCACAGTTTTCTTTTACCACCTGATAGATTTGATACCAGAGGTTGTTTGACAATTTCATAAAGCTTTGCGACATGGCTACGAAAGGAGATGGAATCGCATTGCCGGTGGTGGGGTGCTTGGCCAGAAAGCCAAACTCAGTAATTGATTCTTCACACTGAATCCAACGGGACACCGCCATGGCATACTGCTCGATTAATTGCGCTGAAACGTGTTGGGCGCAGCCCCGTTCGGCCAGCCATTGCCAGGTAATTTCATAAATGTCAGCCGCCATCAGCGGCTTGCCATTTTTCTGGGTGGCGCTGAGATATTCTTTAGGTGGCGGCATGTCCTGGCCTTCCAGCATGGCGGTGTCAGAAAATTCCAATACCGTCAGTTTACGTTTACCAGGGTTACCGTCCATCAGTTTATCCACTAATGCTTTCTTCTTTTTTCCGGCTCCAACTCGGGAACCGCCGTGACCGTTGGCCATCTGAATACACCGTCCTTTCTTTGCTTTTTCCTATATGGCCTCTTGAAATTGCGACTTTTCGCACGTGCCCCCCTACCCGTTGCATTTGCAACACGTTTTAGCGATTTGACTACCCCCACCGGCCACCTTCTCGAGCCGTGATGGTAGAGTGACAGCTGCTGCACAACGCCATCAGGTTCTTTTCATCGTGGGTACCACCCTTAGACAACGGTTTGATATGATGAACTTCCTGGGCTGGGGTCAGCCTTCCTTTTTTCAAACACATCTCACAAAGGGAATTGTTTCTAATGTAACGATCGCGGATGCGTTTCCAGGACCAGCCATAGCGTTTCCGGGTCTCTGGGTCACGCTGATATTTATTGTAATGTTGTTCCGATAATTTCTGGTGTTCCTCGCAGAACCGGCCATTGGTTAGTTCTTTACAACCGGGGTAGCTGCAGGGACGCTTAGGTTTTCTCGGCATAATGTTCACCTCGTTTTGGGCATAAGAAAAGCCACCATGAGATTTCTCCCGTGGTGGCCTGTGCCTACTTTTTTCACAATACCATTATACCACATTGGGTATTAACATCAACTCTCATTTACTCTCCACTTTCGTTGACGACGATTTTCTTTAAAGCTCGATCACGCATTCGATAGGTGTGCTGGATGCTAAAGCCCATCTTGATGGCTATTTCCTCCCAGGTACAACCGCAAAGGAATCGAAGCTCAAGCAAAGTCTGAAATTCCTTATTGTCCACAGCTTTAATGCTGGCAACAATCCGCCGCTTGATGTCGATCAACTGATGAATGTCCCGGTCAATTTCTATTTGAAGGTCAACGATCTTTGCAACGGTATCCGCCATCGAAGAAATGCTCTGGTTGGGGCTGCGGGGCATATCGCTGATGGTAGCGGTGCATTTTGTCGCCAGTTCATTTAAAGAATTAATCTGTTCCAGTTTACTGTCGATGCGAAGATCCAACCGGTAAGCTTGGCTTAAAAAATCCAAAGCGGTCATCTCAGCCCTCCTCCATTTCACAAACCTTTTTTAACAGAACCTCGCCATCCAGGGAGGAGAGCATCTCAAACCATCCAGACCGAAAGAAGCGCTCAGCAGCATCTCGTTCATTCTCATTTTTGATAACTTTATCTCGCAGCGTATTTTGTTGAGGATCGTTATCAAGCTCTGGTGTGTGGGGATGATGCTTCAAAAATCGAATTGCTTTTCGGTAGTCTTTAACTGCCTGAATAATAAGCGCATTGACTAAACTTTGATAGGGTTCCATAATCGTACCTCCGAATAATAGTTTCCTCGGATTGTCATTGATTGTCTCAGATTTTCAGATCAGCTTTCACTGCATCAATCAGTGATTGCTGTGTCAGGTTCTTTTCAGATAGGGCTTTTAAGATCTGCTCGTCAATGGTGCCTTTTGTGATAAGGTGTAGGATGATCACGGTTTTGCTGCTTTGACCCTGACGCCATAGGCGGGCGTTGGTCTGCTGATACAGTTCAAGAGACCAGGTCAGTCCGAACCAGATCAGGGTTGATCCACCAGACTGCAGATTCAGGCCATGCCCAGCCGAAGCCGGATGGATCACGGCGATCGGAATTTTTCCGGCGTTCCAATCAGCGATGTCCTGGCTGGATTTGATCTCCCTGACGGTAAATCGTTTTTTGATGCGGTTAAGGTCATGCTTAAACCAGTAGGCCACCAGTACCGGCTTTTCATTGGCTGCTTCGATTAAATCCTCCAAAGCGTCCAGCTTCCTGTCGTGGAATTTGATGGTATCGCCATTATCAGAATAAATGGCTCCATTGGCCAGCTGGCAAAGCTTCCCGGTAAGAGAAGCGGCATTTGCTGCAGTCACATCGCCATCTGGGAGCTGCAATATCAAATCCCGTTTTAGTTCATCGTATCGGATCCGCTCGTCATCAGAGAGCTGCACTTCATATTGGGATGAGACCAGTTCTGGCATTTGCAAGTGATCCGTCGATTTCATAGAAATTGTAATATCGGCGATTCTGGAATAGATCGCTTCTTCGGCATCGGGTAATGGTTTATAGGAAAAAATGACCTGGCCATTACGCTTGTCTGGCTTAAAATAGCTGGAGCGGTACTGGCCAATGAACCTGCCGAGACGTTCGCCTAAGTCAAGCAGTCTAAATTCGGCGAATAAATCCATCAGACCGTTAGCACTTGGTGTACCAGTTAGACCGATGATACGTTTCACCTTGGGTCTGGCTTTCAAAAGTGCACGGAAGCGTTTTGATTGGTGATTTTTGAATGATGATAATTCATCTATGACAAGCAAATCGAATGTAAAGGGAACACCACTTTTTTCAATTAGCCACTGCACATTTTCACGGTTAATGATATAAATGTCAGCTTTTCTACTTAATGCAGCCAGTCTCTCTGGTTCCGTGCCGATTGCAATCGAATACTGCAGTTTCTGCAGATGCTCCCAGCGATGTATTTCATTTGCCCAGACGCTTCCTACTCGTAACGGGCATACCACCAACACACGCTGCACCTCAAAAGAATCAAACAGTAACTCGTTGATTGCCGTGAGGGAGGTAACGGTCTTTCCAAGTCCGCAATCCAAAAAAATGGCTGCTACTGGATGTTCAATAATAAATTGGGCACTGAATTTTTGATATCTATGCAAATCATTCTTTTTTAACAAAGCTTCCAAGACGATCCTTCTCTTTCTGCGTTTTCTTTTCCAAGACGCATTATGCAAAAATGATTTCTGGTATGGATATTTTTGCTGTCCCTATGAAATTCTTTTCCGCACCAATCACACTTAATCGATAATTTCATCAAGCATCTCTCCAATTTTTCCCACATCATCCAGAACATAAACTGCAAAGCCCAGACGTTTTAACATCTCATGCCTTACCATTTGCAATGGCTGTGGTTTTTTACCGGGAGCCTTCACTTCGACAAATGCCAGTCTCCCACCGGGTAAAAGCACCAACCGATCCGGCATTCCATCTAAACCCGGAGATACAAACTTCGGGCAGATACCGCCCATCTTTTTTACAGTTACTGCCAATTTTCGTTCGATTGTTTTTTCTCTCATACATTCCATCCTTCTTTTTTCAGCAACAAGCAACAACTGGCAACACCATTTCCTATAATTTCTACGCGGGCGTATACAGGCACAACAAACCTATTCCCTATTATTTAAAGCCGATAACTAATATAAGGGATATAGTTGTTACAGTTGTTGCTTATCACCGTCAAACCCGCTATTTATCAGCGTTTTCCAACTGACAACAACTTCTTTCATAAAGGCGCTGCTTGCCGTAGATGGGTCGCTTTCTGACTTTTCCGGTTTTTACCCAGCCTTCCACCTTTGCCATCAGCGCCGCTATCGCATAAGAATCGGAGGGCTTCAAATCGGAAAGACCCCGCCCGAAGCATTCGCACCAAATTTCGGCATTGCTGACAGTCGTTCGTTCCACCGTTCCTAACGGGCTTGTTGGTGAATTCGTTTCGGCCAGATAATTTCTGCGGGCATACGCATCCATGCTTTCCCAGCTTTCTGGCAGCAGCGTGTCGAGGTATTCCTCCACCATACCTTGGCGCTCGTCCACTTCCATTGCATCACGCTGGGCTTCTTCAGAAGCACGAAGCATCTCGCCCTCAAGAAACAGTTTCTCGCCGCCTTGATAATAGTGCTTTGCCTCAGACCAGATCTGGTCCCGTTCGACTTCTGAGAAATTCCAGGTCTTGATCTGCTCTTTACGGTTGCACTTCACCACCCAGAAACGGCGATTACCGGTAATATCGCGCAGATAACCACGCTCTCCGTTGACGGATGCGATAATAATACACTGCCTTGGATGGCTCTCCACGGTTCTACCATAGCTGGGCCGATACTTGTCATCGGTTGTCGAAAGGAACGCTTTGACTCTTTCAATGTCTGCTTTTTTCATCCCGGCCAGTTCGCCAATTTCGACAATCCAGAAGCCCTGCAGTTTTTCTGCGCCGGATTTATCATTCATATCGGTGAGTGACAGCGTATCCGAATAATATTCTTCGCCCACCAGATCTTTAAAGAAGGTGCTTTTGCCGATCCCCTGGTCGCCGTCGAGGACAGGAATGCAGTCAAATTTTGTGCCTGGTTTATAGATTCTCGCCACCGCCCCTGCAAATGTTTTACGGGTAACTGCCCGGATATATGGGGTGTCTGCTGCATCAAAATATCGGATCAGCAGATTCTCCAATCGTTTAGTTCCATCCCATTCCGGGAGTTTATCAAGATAGTCACGGATGGGGTGAAAATGGCGATCATCGGCAACCTTCACAAAACTGACATCGTGGTTTCTGCTTGAAAACGAAACATAGCGTACATCAATTAAAGCTTTTAGCTGCGCTGTATCTGCATCCCTCCAGAATGGATTTCCGCTTGGTCGATCCCATGGAACAGTTCCGGTAATCTGGATCCTATTGGCCATTTCATTAAATGCAAAATTTGAAAAATCAGGGTCATTATTGAGAATCAGCACTTCATTCCAGACGCTATTATCCAACACACTGCTTTTGGGCTGGTATTTTAATCGGGTTGTCCAGTCATCCGTGTCAGCAAAATCTTCCTCAAGCAACGCTTCCCGCGCTTTTGAAAGTTCCGATTTCACTGCGTCATCGGCCACCGCAAACTCAGCCATTAAACTAAAGGACTTCTTTTCATCGACATCACTGAATTTATGAACACGCACCAGATCAAAGGCATTGAGTTCCTTTTCACTGGCAGGATCAGTGCTGTGGTGGGAGTAAGCAAATTTGTCATCGTACACCACCACCCCGGCACTGCTGTCAGCTGGGATATAATCATACCGGCCCGGCACCGCTGACGCTTCATAGACATCACCAAGAAATGTCTCAATGGCCTCCTGGATGCTATAAGCCCGGCAGAAGGCTCCGACCACACCGGCTTTTTCAAGCGGATCCTGCTGGCGACGCTGCTTGTGATCGGAGGCCCTGCTTTCCCGTGAAGAGGTTGGCAGTAGCGAACAGTCACGCCAGTTGGGGTGGGCGCTGAGATATCTGTCCGGATCAAGCCACTCCCCGTCGATACGTTTAAAAATATATTCTCCGTTTGACGGGGTGGTGGGCCAATACATCAGCTGATGGGGACGATATGAACATTCATCAAAACAGTCCATGTTCCACTCTTCGGCAAAATATCTGGCAATGGCCGTGTATTCATCCGGCGTCACATCCCGGGTCATGGGAATAATTATCCGGATTCTTGGTGCTTCCGGGGTATGACCATGGGTGGTATAAAGACAGGCGGTATATTTGCACAACATCTCAAAGCGCTCAATAAAGTCTTTATCTGCATGGTCGGCATCATGGGTCAGCATCGACCGACAAGCTACCGAATCCCGTTTACGGCTGCCGTTTTTAAGGCTGCCGCCGACAAAGCCGCCCTTGTCCTTGGTCCTATCCCGTTCAGTCTTGGGGAGTTTCGGGTATTCTTCCACCGTTTCCGAGGTACGCACGGTATGCTCCAATCTTTGGCATAAATCATCAAAGGGTATTTTCTTGTTTGACCATTTTTTCGCATAGCAGCTGTTGCCGTATGCGATTGGCAACTCACGCATTCTGCTGTCCTCCCTTCGCTTTCCGCCCAAACCATCTGATTTTCTGGTTGCGTTTTGTAGCCACCGCAATCTCCTGTTCCATCCCCTTTGTGACCTGACTGCTAAACACCCATAATTCATCACACTTGCCCAGCAGCACGTAATTCATAAACATTGCCATATCCCGCTCCACCGGGTTATCATCATCCATAAACTGTGGAAACAACAGATGTGGTGCCAGGGGAATGCAGTTCTGCTCCAAGGCAAATCGGCAAAACGCTCTGGCATTCTTGACATTTTGATCCACATCGCCAGAGTACGGCGAACAGACATAAACCAGTGGTTTAAAATCGGCTCTCTTTTTAGCCTTTTCTGATTTCATTACGCTGGTTAATGCATCATAAGCAGTCGGATCATAATAGCCCTCGCCATTTTTCTTACTGATGCTCATTACATTCACCTCCGAATTTTTCTGCCATCACAAGTGCCATTAAAAACTCAACTGAAAAAATGCCCAACTCATCAGTTTCAAGCCACAGCTTGCCATTCTCATCGACAAAACCTCTGACCATCGTCGCTTCAAGCTCTGCCGATTGCGTCAGCTTTAACGGTAACAACCAATCAAGCAATTCGCTTAGATCAGCCGCACTATTCGTTCCCGCCTGATTAACTGATTCTTTATTCATAAACTTCCTCCATTTCCAGCTCAATTAGAGGGATGATGCCGTCTACTTTTAACAGATCATAAATGAATAATCGTCCCTTTTGGGTCCAATAGGTGTGGGGTTTGATGTGCTGTTCTCCATCCGACCCGGCATAATTGTGCGTTTTCGTGCTGGTGTAGCCTTTTTCAGCATATTTCTGATACAACAACCAGATCTCGCCTTGTTTAAACTGAATTTTTTTGTCGTGAAGATAGCGGTTCATCCATCTGGCAGACTTACCGAAGTCTTTGGCAATGACTGATATTGTGATAAGATCTTTGCAGTTTAACACCACATCATAGTAGCTGACCTTCGGCTTCATCTCGGTAATCTGCTGATTCTGGATGGCTACGGTATCTGCCAGCTCAGTATTTTTAGATCGCATCAGCGCCAGCTGGGAATCGGCAAACTGCAATGCTCTTGCCATAATAGCTTCCGGACTATTCCAGGCTTTTTCCAGCTCCAGGAAATACTGGCGACATTTCCTGCCGATTGCACTGCGTTGAATCATACAGATTTCTTTGGCCATATCCAGTGTCAGCTGATGGTTATAATGCTGCTGTGGCATTTTTGTACCATCCACACGGATAACATTTTTGTGAACCGTCACAAAATCACTGTTTTCACTGAAACCATACTCTTTCATGCGTTCAAACCACTGGGTGTAGGGTGTTTTGACCTGTAGGGTCTCACATAAATCCCGACCGTTTACTGTGGGGCGCTCACTGTCAAAATTGATTCTGACTAATTCGTTCATCCGAATTACCTCCTAAAATAAAATAGACAGAGGTATCATCACCTCTGCCTATAAGCGAAGAATCCGCATCAATCGAACCCCCAAGATTAAGAAAGATTAATCTTTTTTATAAAAACTGCATTCATAACCCTCGGCATGAAGCAGCAGTCCCTTAGCCCAGAACGGTGTTTTTGCCATTTGCTTACAGATGGCTAAAAGAGACATACGCATATCCGCCTCAATAATAATTTCATCATGGACATGGGCCACAATAAAACAATATCGGAGTCTTGTCATCGCTTCGGCCAAAATATCCCGGCTGATTGCCTGGACGATATTCTCAACAAACTTTGGCCCATAACTCTCAATCCGCTCCCATTTCTTTGTGCCACCCACCCCTTCATAGGTCACCGACTCACCGCCAAAGCGATTCTCACCGATACGGGGTTTTACATATGCCAGTTTTCTGCCGGAAGGAAGGGTGATAAATAAAAACCCACTCTGATAAGAAAAGTAAATACCATGGGTCTCGGTTGGGATTTTTTGTTTGATGCATATTTTTACCGCACGATCCACCGCCCACCAGAAACGGACGATGTTGGGATTGGCCTGACGCCAGGCATCAACCAGCGGCTTTAATTCTTCCTCTTTCATACCGAGCTCAAGAGCACCCATTGCTTTTAGTGCGCCGACTGATCCGCCATACCCGCAGTTGTGGACGAGTTTTCCCGATACGGTAAAACGGTGATGTGATCCGGCATTTCGTATGTCATAAAGTCGAGCCTTGCGCTGATCAATTTCCAATTTTTTCTTTTTTCGAATACTGCTGTTTCGGCTCCCTGGATTATTTCGTCCCTGCTTAATCCGACCGATAATTTGCGAACGACCACATTTCTTACATAAGGCCAATATTCCTGAGAAAAATGGCTGAGCACCGTACACCTTTTGTTTTGGTTGTTTTCCAAATGTGTCACAAAACGAAGATTGCCTGGTGCATAATCCAGATCGTTGTTGATCCGGTCGATTTCTAGCTCTTTTGGTGGCAAGCCAAATGTTTTTATTAAATAAAGACCGGCTTCGGTAACACTTGTAAAAGCGAATTTTATTCCTCTCGCACCGTAATTGTGATAACCTCCATCGTTTGGATTTTCGCATCGTTGTTTTGCTGCCGCAAGTCTTCGATCCAACCAGAACGGAATCTGCCTTGGCTGAGAACAACTTTGACATCCTTTCGATTTCCCGCTTTTTAAATTGCAATACAACTGCCACTGAATGCTTCCGCAGCCGGTACACTGGGTCAGCACATAACAATGATTCATTTTTTTGTTCCATCGTTTCTCGGATGAAATAATCTTCACCCAACCGAATTGCTGTCCCACAATCTCCGGTTTGTATGAGATGTGCGCCGCTGGCGGCGGCGATTCCAAATTGTATCGGCTGCGATTGCCCCTCAACCCACACAAGGTGGTCTGCGGTTGCTGTAAGACCGTCATAGGTTATGACCTCTCTTTCTCCTTTGAAAACTACTCCTTCATGACTCACCCATTTTTCACCATCCCAAAGTTTATGATCGATTAAAATCTTTTCGATCGGCACCAGACCATCATTCGTTAAGACAAGTTGCCCTTCTGCAATACAGGCTAACTCGGCTTGCTTCCCTTTCTGACGGAGTTCACTATTTTCGCCATGTTTGACCACGTTGCAGTGAAACATCTTTGATGCGGTCGCACAATAGATGTCCCCGTTATCTGCAAAAACATCCATCCGCCAACTTTCACCCGCCAGCCAGGATAGAACTCTTGCTTCAATCGCTGAGAAATCGGCAACAATAAACTTCATGCCATCTCGTGGAATAAAGGCCGTCCGAATCAGTTCTGATAGTACTTCCGGCACTGAATGATAAAGCATTGAAAGTGCATCCTCATTTCCGCTTCGAACCAGGGCGCGCGCCTGTTCCAGGTCTGGGATGTGGTTCTGGGGAAGGTTTTGCAGCTGGATCAGGCGACCCGCCCATCGTCCCGTCCGGTTAGCGCCGCAGAATTGAAAAGTTCCCCGGACCCGGCTATCCTCGCAAACCGCATGGTGCATGGCCTGGTATTTTTTCACCGAGGATTTAGCCAGTTGCTGACGCAGCGAAAGCACTTCTGCCAACTGATCCGGAGCCGTTTTTAGCATCTCAGTGACCGCTTTTTTCCCAAGTGTATCGGTTTCCAGCCCCTTATCCGCCAGCCAACTTTTCATCTGCTGGACTGAATTGGGGTTATCCAGATTGGTGAGTGCCTGCATCTGTATTGTCAGCTTTTCTCGAGATAGCTGATCAATCGCAATCGCCTGTTTGACAAAGGTCATATCAAGGGCAATACCCCGGTCATTGATTTCCTGATCAAGATGATACTCATCCCAGACAAAATCAGGCACAGGGGTCTTAGTCAGTTTTTTCTGAATGGCTATCTCTACCTCAACGTCACGCCGATTATAGTTCGAAAATCGTTTCCATTTTTCTTGATCATGTTCCGGTAAATTGCGAGTACGACCGCTATTTGCTTTGGTACTTTTACATGGCATACAGAAATACCGGATCAGATCTTTTCCTTCCTTCAGCTTCTGATCTTCCAGACCCAGCACTGCACCAACCCTTTCCAGCGACAGTGGCAACCCCATGTAGGCAGACCAGACCATCGTACATCGCCATGCCGACGGATCCAGATAACCCCTGACTGTATCGGCTGCAATACTGTAGCTGCAAAAATCCTGGGGATAATTCCGTCTCAGCCATACCGACAGGCAGACCCGCTCAAACTGACTATTGAAGGCCCATTTAATCACGGTATCATCCACCAGTGCGGCAATCACTTCTGGGGGTATTTCTTCACCACTGGCCAGATCAACCACCTGGACCTCGCCGCCATCCATCGCATATCCGAAAAGCAGAATGTCAAAATTTGGTGACTCTGAATATTTGTATACACCACCTTTTGACAAGTCCACATCAGAGAACGACTCAATATCAATTGATAAATTTTTCATTTCCAAATCTCCGTCCTTTTATAAACAAAGGCGGCTGGGATTAATCCCATTGCCGCCCGGTGATGTTTTTTGCTACTGGTTTTGCTGTTCTCTTTTCTTTTTGCGTTCGGAACGGATATCGTCACGAATGAAGGTTAAAAACATATAGGCGCTACCACTCATATAAATAATGGCGAGTCCCACCAAAAAAATTGTTAAAATTTGATTGACCATCGATTTACCTGCTTTCTATATTTGTCTTTGTTGACCAATTTCCACCATTCTGATTATTTGTCCGTATTAAGCCAGGAAGTCATCATCGTCTTGGGTTGCGAAATCGTCCTCAGCTCGTGATTTCCCGCCAAGATTTTCCCCATCTTTAATCTTCTGCAGATTATTCAAGTTACAGGCAATGCCTTTATTACCGTTGGTATTGAATGCATAAAAGTTTATACTCGCCCGACCATAAACGCCACTATAGACTTCAGAACGGTCGATGATTTCCTGGCGATCAGCATCCACGATGCCGGGAGCAGTGGTACTGTTAGCATTCAGGAAATAGCAGTTTTCATAGGCGGGATCATCGGGTCTTTCAGTATCGCCGTCTCTAAGTGGTGTCTTTAGAACTGATAACGCCGGAACGCTTCTCCCCGTTCCCTTCAGTTTAGATTCACCTTCCTTGTAAGCTGCTTCAATCGCGACTTTAATTTTTGTCACGGTTTTTGTGTCTGACTTCGGAATAATGACGCTGACACTGTACTTCGGTGTGCCGCCATTAATGCTCTTTGGCTCCCAGACGTTCGCATAACTCCAACGGGTGTCGGGTCCGGTAATTACTTTCATGGGATTTACATTTTTTACATTTGACATAATATTTTTCTCCTATTCTTCTATAAAATCATTTTTGGCTGTATTCATTGCCGGTCGCTTGTCACTCTCCGGCGCGAGTGTTGGTTTACCCTGGGGCCGGCAGACGAGCTGACCGAGGACTTCTTCAAATTGCTTCTTACCAAGTGCAGATGTCATGGCGGTTATACCAAGTAGTTTCTGTTCATAGGGGTTAACCCCAGCTGCAACAACCGCATCCGCAACTACCGTTTCATCGATATATTTGCGGTTGGCTCGGCCTTCGACCAGTTTCCAGCCTGCCCATTCTTTACCAGAAATTGCAGCTTGTAGTGCAAATGCCTTGATGTCCGATGCCCAGGACACCAGATCATCCACTTTGAGAAGAATGGCTTCAATTTCTTCATCTTCCAGGGTGGCAGGCTTCTCAAAATCATAACGGGCCAGTTCCATATTGTTTTCGGCACGTTTTCTGCAGGTCGCTTTTGCCTTACAGAAATAGCAGTGTTCTCCAGATTCAAATTCACCGTCGCCTTTATTGGCCAGTCGGGCGGCTGGAGCAAGAACATCGTCGGCCCACTGTAGCAGTTCAGCTTTCGACAACGTATCGATGCTGATGTTTTCCCGTCTCGGCTGGTAAATTATAGTGTTGATGGTGTCAAAATCAAAAATACCATCAAATAACTCGACTGCCCCAAGTGAATAACAGAGCATTTGTGGGTTGTTCTCGGCTTCCACTAGGATTCCTTTTCCGTGCTTATAGTCAATTACGGATAATGTACCGTCTGCGATAATGACACAGTCGCCAGTGCCGAAGCCTGACTCGACCCACCTGCTAAAATCCAGTCGATGTTCAATTAATACCACCGGATCGGAGCAGGTTTCTTTGGCTTTGGCCACCTGTTCCATCACATAGAGGGCATAATTTTCGGCACAGTTTTCCATTTCCTCATCGTAAAAAGAAAGATCTGCCGTTGGATCTGTTGTTTTCATGCCAAGCATCGACTCCAGTTTAAACTGGCAAAGGCTGTGGGCTTCACTTCCCTGTTTTGCGTAGTCACTGCCCTTATCTTCGAAATTTTCACAGAGTCTGGCCGATGGCGGACATCGGATCCATCGATGGCTTGATGATGCCGATAATAAGGCATGACCTGGCTCTGCAGGCTGTGTGCTTCTGTCATTGATTACTTTTTGCTTTTTCATTAGAGCAACTCCGCATCTTTTAGCAGCGCCGGATATTTTTCTGGATCGATCTCCGACAGCTTGGATGCCCCGTACTTCGTCAGTAGTTCTCTTACGGATGCAGTATGGCCCATGCGGGATTTGTCAGCGAGCACCGCTCTCACATCTTCCATTTTGATTTCTGCCGGTTCTTCGAAATTCTCAACGATCGGTTCTTCCGCAGGAACAGCTTGACTTGCCACTTCAACTGGCTCATTTTCCAGCATCGCATCAACAACCGCCTGTAAGCTGTCTGCTAGGGATCGGACATCGGAAATAACGTCAAGCAGTAGTCTTGTTCGACTCATGGCCTTTACCTCCTCCTATCTGATGGATTTCCACCGTTTCAACCGAATCTCCGGGCGTGAGTACCAGCACGTTTACTTTTTCGCCAAACAAAAATTTTAACAATTTGTTGCGAATCTGCATTGACCCACTTTTAATAACGGAAGATGTTCTACCGTCAGGTTGTGCAATACTAATTGACACCTTATGTTTCAGACTCATTTTTTGTCGCTCCTTTCCGGGAATGTTAATCATTCCTCTGTCCATATGCGAAAATCTGGGGGGATTCGAACCCCCCTTTTTCAGATTTTTTTGCGTAGATTGTTAAATATCTTTTTCAGTCTATTTCTTATTGCTGCTTCAGTGACACCTTCCTCGGCTGCAATATCCACGTAGGTGCGTCCTTCATAAAACACTTTTTGAATTAAAGCCTTTTGCTGTGGCTGCAGGGTTTCAATCGCTGATCTTAATTTTGCCAACCGTTCTTCGTGCTCATTTGCGTCAATTGACTGAATGAGACTCTCCATCGGGTTGGGTTCTGGGTCAATTAGATAGGGATTTCGGTCGGCGGTGTCTTCATCACTCGCATCTTGGTAAGATTCGAGATGCACCGGAGCATGGTAATCTTCTCTGCGACTAGCATCAACGGCTCTATCATCTTCGCCATGCAAAATTGCAATCCAGGTGCTGTCCACATCGTCCGGTGAAAGAACATACTTTTTGTTCTCTGCAGTGTAATAAACATAGTTAGTCCGATTCTTTTCTGGGGTTTTAAACTTTCTCATAAAGTTCCTTGCCTTTCCCCTGGATGGTTTGGGCAGCAAGGATACAAAAAGAGCCGATGCACTGGTACGCACCGACTCCGATACCTAAAAATGGCATAGTAAAGCACGGTGGGTACATCAGTAGCTTGTCCACAGCTAAGCTGTGTTCAAGACTCTTGATGTATCCCGCCGCCCTAATGCGCATCTCAGGCTTTGAGATAATTTTTTATGAGAAGATTCAACCTCCGGATTTTTTCGTTCAAGACAAAAATTAACATGTCAAAACGCTGATTAGATTATCGCGTGTAAATTTTTGATGTTTCGTATGTTTTCAC